GGTTTGACATTGAAAAACGAAGCGGAATACGCATCATTCGTAGAATCTAAAGGGTATGATGTTTTGAGTAGTGCTGCTTTATATGCGGAGAAACGATTAAAAGAAGAATTTGAAAAATGAAAAAGTATATTGGAACAAAACAGATTGAAGCTGAACCTATGACAAGAGGTGACGCGTGGGGAAAACATCTTCTTAGAGAAAATCCGTCAACGGAAAATTTTGACGATGAGGGTTATCATGTTCGTTATGAAGATGGATATGAAAGCTGGAGTCCTAAAGATACGTTTGAAAAGGCGTATAAAATAGCTGATACTTTCCTTGACCGCTTGCATATTGAAATGCGAGATTTATATGAAAAAATGGACAAACTTGCTCCATTTGTTGAATCTGGGAAAATAGACGAAGTTGTGACTGACAAATATCAGAATTATTTGCTTCGTTTGCAACATAGAATTATGAGCAGGTATATTAATGTATTGGAATGCCGTATTGGTAGAGTTGATGGTTCCCCCGAAGCTCCCTTGCATCAGATGACATTTGGTGATGCTATCGAAGTCCTGAAACAAGGTGGGGCCGTCCGTAGGAGCGGCTGGAATGGCAAGGGCTTGTGGGTAATCAAGCAGGTTCCAGCTCGCATTACAGAGGATGTTATTCCAAAGATGCAATCTCTTCCGCAATCAGCAAAAGACCTTATTCTGAAAGGTAAGGGTTTCATTGACTATACTAGTCAATGCCTTATTTACGACGAGAACACCGGGCGTGCTGATTCATGGGTTCCGTCTATCAGTGATGTGTTTGCCGAAGATTGGGAGATTGTGGAATGATAGTAACTACCGACATAGGAAACATTCTCTACCGGGACTGCAAGGCTTTCGGAATAAGCATAGTACCCAACGGGGAAACGCTGACGGGTGAATTGACCTCTGAAAGAATCGTTATCCACACGAAGAAACAACAGCCGGGAAAGTATTGGAAGAAGTCTTTCGCAGAAGTGAATCTATGTGTACCCAATTTAAGCGAGAATGAAGCGAACACAATCCGGCTTAACGAACTTGAAAGAAAGGCTGGCAAGCTGCTTGATGATGTAGTAAGCACCTATGACGGTACAACCTATCGTTACTCTATCGAATCAATTGGCACGGAAGCGAATACAGCTTTGAAATGCCATTACGTGAATGTGAGAATTTTATTTGAAGTAATAAATGTAAAACTATAAGATTATGATTTCAGCAGTAGGAATAAAAAGAATCTTGTTTGCCGATATTGATAAGGTAACGGCAGACATTACCCCCGAAATCGCAAAGACTTTGATTCAAGCCGCCATCAAAGCGAAAGATGAGGTTTTGAATGTACACGGGGAAACGTGGCAGATTGAGGAAACGGAAGCCTCCGTCACTGGGTACAAGAACCAATTAACGGGAAAGAATTACCGTTACGATGATGTGCCGGGAGAAGTATCGCCCGCTTTCTCTATCGGACAATATGACTGGAAGACCAAGAAAGCGTTCATGGGTGGCGATGTTATTCAGGCAACATCTAAAGATGTGGGTTGGAAGCGTGCTTTGAATAAAGTTATTATCAACAAAGCATTGTTCTGTCTGACCGATGATGATGTATGGTTCATCTTCCCAAAATGCCGTATTGTTTCCCGTGAAGCCAATACGGATAAGGCAATTGCAATCGCTGTAAAAGGCTTGGTGCAGGAACCGGGAATCGAAGGTGTTTCTTCTGAGTATAACTACGAAGAGGGGCAGATTAAAGCTTTGCAGGCATGAACTACAGTAACCATTGTACCTACTCCTTCCGATGCGACCGTAAAGCTGGACGGTGCAACGGTCAAGTCAAAGCAGGTGAATGCTGGGGCTACCGTTCACTATGAAGTGTCGAAAGTGGGGTACGTCACTCAGTCAGGAGATATTAAAACCACTCCTTCTGAAGTTGATACCACTCTTAAAAAAGAGATAACATTGGTAAAAGCACAAGAGTGATAACCGGGGGATGGATATATACCATTCCCCCTTTTAGTTTAAGAATATGAATCAAGCAGCAAAAACGGTTTCTGATGCTTTGTTAGGGTTGGATTTCATGAATGTGGAGATAGGAGGGATGGTTTATACTATTAAACCTCCTACAATTAAAATTATCTGTCGTGCCATTCATCATTTTTCCAATATCGGCATGACTGGAGATAATGTCATGGAAGCTATTAAAGAGCTTCCTGAAGCTACTGAAGATATGCTGAAAGGTATTTCATGCTTCATCTGCGGGAATGATAGTTTGGTCAAAGAATTGGAGAACGGCACTTTTGAAGAAGTCAAAGATGCCTTGGAAGTCTGTTTCTCTATGATGGATATTTCGGCTTTTCAGTGTGTCAGCTCGATGAGGAACGTGTCGATGCTGGCAGCAAGACCGAAACAGTAGGAAACACAACGTTCTTCGGGCAGATAGCCCATTTGATTGACACGCTTCATTTGAGTTATACAGAAGTGTTTGAGGTTATCCCTTATAGGAATCTGTTGATGATGCAACGGGATAAACTTCATACCGTAAGTGGTCAAAAGGTGAATAGAATCAGCGGTAAGGAATTAGCTAATCGTAGGAAAAAGAAATAGATATGGCGAAATTATATTGTTTAACTTTTAAAATTTTAAGCTGAATCAAAAGAAGAAAAAGTTTAGATGATTTATCGGCACAGAGATGGAGATTAGCGCAGACTAACATTTCTGATGCAAGAATGAAGAGAGTTAATGCCGCATATCGGAAGTATGCTGGCAATATTCATTCTCGTGTAGGTAATTTCGGTGAATTAACCGACAGACAGTACGCCCGTAAGTTCTCGCGTAGGTCTTATGTGGGGCTGAATGGTGAGTAAAGAAAAAGCCGGAGAAATCCGGCTTTAACTAAATAACTTTATCATGAGTAGGATCGTAAGTCATTTCTCTATTCTTTTTTTCTATACGAAAATCTTTTATTTTTGATGAAAGTGATTTTTCTAGAGTTTGTTTTGCTTTGCGGTACGTACCATCGTTTGATGGATGCCGCGAACTAACAATAGCTCCTATAACTTTTTTATCTTTTAAATACCCTTGATTGTAGAATAAGTTCACTGTATTGCCAATTTGCGTTACAGCATGTGCTATATCTGTTCCCTTTAGTTCTACAAAAATATAAATACAATTGGAAGGCGAAGTTGGTGTATATACAAATAAATAGTCACACTTTCTATGTTTCGATGAACTGTCAAAATAACCGTCAATTTTTATTTTGTCAACTTCAGAAACCTGCTTAGATACAATAGTGAATTTACTTTTATTCTCGCCAACAGTGAAACGTGAAGTACATCTACATTTAGATAACTTATATTTGTCATCAAAAGATGTAGTGTCCGTAAATTGAGTTTTTCTTTCAAAGCATTTACAACCCATCTCTTTCGATATTACAAAGTTCATCAAAAATATGTCCTAGTTCGTTGGACGCTTCGTCAATATATTCTGCGCCTAAAGATTTAATGTCAGTATCTCTTATGTCTTTAACAGTTCCATTTGAATGAAAGAAATAAGAAGATACATCATCAAAATCAATCAGAGCCATTGAGGGAATGAGTTCTTTTATTTTAGGTAAAACAAGTTTTTTGTTGTTGCTTTTCTTTAATACTTCTTGTGCAAATATTAAATTATCTACTACTGATAATACATAAGGGCTGTGTGTTGTAATCACAATACTTCCATTTGACTTTCTCATTTTTCTCATAATCCAATCAATTAGGAAATGTTGAGTAGAAGGGAATAAATTTAATTCTGGTTCTTCTATAACTAACATTTGTTTTTTCTTGCTTTCAACATACTGATTAAATACAGTCCATAGGGGAATGATTGATTGAATTCCACTTGAAGCTTGGGATAACTTTAATTCCTTATGCTCATTTGTTAAATATATAGTATCGCCATTATTATTAAAAGATACTTGAATATTTAGTATGTCTATATCAATATTTTTGTATTGCATTCTAGCTTTTTCATATAAACTTCCAAAATCCTTTATACAATCAGGAATACTAGCTCCTGCCTGTAATAAAGAGAATATGCTATTAGAAAATGTTGAAATTAACAATCTTTCAGCTGGTATGTATACAGGAATACACTCTTCATAAATGACGCTCATCAAAAGTGGCTTAATGAAGTTTGAGAAAAATGCATTTTCTTTCTTTAGCTTATCGTCTTTTATGGAATTTTTTAGAGCATCTATTAAATCTTTTAATGACGATTCACTTTCTTTTTTTTCTATAAATTTTAATATGAAATCATAGGACTCAGATGTGTTAGCCATCTCCATGAGATCTGCATCTTTATAATTACTATGGAATTTATTTAATTCTATTTCCCAAATGTATTTTTCATTACGATATTGAATTTTTGTGGATGAATCGAATGAAAAATTTATATTGTATTTTTCTAATAAGTTGGTGAATGCTTTAAAGTTTCCTTCTTTGATAGCCCAAAATATAGAATTGTTGAATATTGCGATAAGCTTTGCAATTGTACTCTTTCCACTTGATGTATGACCGATAAAAAAATTATATTTTTTTATTTCAATATCAGCAGATTTTATAGCTCCGAAATTTATTACTTTTAGATGTGCCATTTTAATGATTTTGAGTCGTTTCTTAAAAATAAGAAAATATTCAGCAGCAAATATAGCTATAAAATTATAGTTATAACAAATAATGCCTTCTTATTCTCATTGAACAAAGAGATTATGAGTAAAGTTCTGGATTTTGGTTTTATAATTTTTCCGCTAACTTCTTAATATCATCCTTACTATTGATAACGTGAGTGCTATCTCCTATGCGAACAGCTCCTATAACTTCATCGGAAGATTTTTCAAAAAGGTCTGAAACTTGAACATTCAAAGCAGATGCTATTCGTTCTAATACTTCTACTGAAGGATTGCCATTTATGTGTTGACTTAATCCTACTCTGGATATTCCCATCTTATCAGCAAGCTCTTGAACAGTTGTTCCTTGCTCTTTTATAACTTCTTTTATTCGTAAAGCCATAACTATTCTAAATTATATTTTGTGCAAATATACATACTTTTAAATATGTAAAGCGATAGCTATTCTTAAATTGAGTTAATGTAAAGCGAAATATTTCTATTTTGTTTGATTATTTAAAGTGAACGGTTTACATTTGCATCGTGGTTATAAAACGATAGATATATGAAACGCTACAACTTATCTCAAATAATGAAAGACGCTCACCGCTTCTACAATAGCCGTTCAAGAATGGGCAGAACTTTTGGCGAATGCCTGAAACTCGCTTGGCGTTGGGCGAAAGACGCTATCAAGTTTGCAGAAGAAAGAGAAGTTAAGATAAAGGCTATGTTAGCCAACCAGAAGCCGGTAGAGCGTACATCTTACAATGATAGTAAGATTACTTGGTCTGACTGCTACAATTCAAATAGCCGTGGGTATATGGGTTCTCAATATTGTGGTGATTAAAGTCAGAGCAAAGTAGAAATGAAATAACTCAAAATATAAAGATTATGGAAACAATAGAACTAAGAGAAAGCGATATGTGCAGAGCTAAGAATCTCAATCGCAAAAACGGTTACGGCTTGGATAGCAAACAGATGATGCACCTTATTAACAATCATAAGAAAGGTGATGCGTACAAGCGTGCTTTGATAGAGTTTCGCTTGACTGATATAAACTTTCATCGTGAAGTCGAAATGCTAATGAACGGCAAGTATGATGAATTGAAAAAACAAGTAAAACAGTGGTAAGCAAAGAACGCACCACCTTCACAGGCAACGCGCTCGAAATAGTATAAACACATAAATATAACGAATATGAGAACAGAAATTATTAAAATGGAAAATTCTTCTTCATGTGAAATTGATTTGATTGAAGTAAGAGATGGACAAGCGGTAACCTCTTCATTGGTGGTTGCCAAGTATTTTGGCAAAGCACATAAAGATGTATTAAGGGCTATTAAATCATTGGATTGTAGTGAGTTATTTAACCAGCGCAATTTTGCGCCCGTTGAATATGTCGATAAAAAAGGTGAAAAAAGACCCATGTACTATTTAACTCGTGATGGGTTCACCTTTTTGGCTATGGGGTTCACTGGCAGGGTGGCTGCACAATTCAAAGAAGCGTACATTAACGCCTTTAACGAAATGGAAGAAATGCTCCGCAAGAATGATTGCACCAAGTATGCTGAAAAGATATTCAAATCCGAACTGAATTGTTTCAATAAACGGTTGAAAGAAACAGCAGCAAAAATAAGAAGAGAGAATGGGGTCGGATTTGGTATTTATGGTGAGATACAGGCAGGCGTATATGATTGCGACAAATTGCCTTTCCAAGAAAGATTGCGCAATATATTTGCCCAAATAAGCAATGCCTATGTAGAAAGTTATTATTTGGCAGGACACTATATAAACGCTGATAATCAAAACAAGCAGATACGCAAGTTGATTTCTGATTTTGAAGGGAAACTGGTAGAGGGATTTAGAATATATCCAAGCATATAAATACGATTATGAACTTCAAAACAAGACCACCGCCAATAATTGCTACCAAATGAGAGATTAAAAACATAGTTATAAATCAAAAACAACAAGAAAATGAGTAAACGATTTGCTATCGCCATTTTACCCAAAGAGAAACAGCAGGGGGGGTAAAGTACGGTTTAAAGATTGAAAAACCTTCAGCATTGGGTAATGTGTATGGATTGACCGAAGAAGAGCTGAAAGAACTTCGTGGATTGATAGACAATGTATTGACTAAATAAGTATGAAACATATGAAAACGAGACCACCACCAAAAACTTCACGACAATGAAACGATTGTCGTGTTATGGTAAAATAAAAATCTCTCTCTTACACGATTATATAATAAGTTTGCAAACAGAAACAACGCAGCTATCCTCACAGCTGAAAATATAACCCCGCCATTGGTAAGAAGTGAGGAGCTTGCCTTTGGTGGGGTCTAATTTTTTAAACTGTGTAAAAGTATGAATAATATTCAGATTTTCCAAAATGAGCAGTTCGGAAAAGTAAGAATCGCGATGAATGAGAGTAATGAGCCTTTGTTTTGTTTGGCAGATGTTGCAAAAGCCCTTGGGTATAGCAGACCTGCCGATGCTGTAAATCAACACTGTAAAGGGGTCGTTATTTTGCCGACCCCCACAAATGGCGGTGTACAAGACATAAAGTACGGCAAGGAAAGCGAGGTTTATCGTTTGACTATGAAATCTAAATTGCCGGATGCCGAAAAGTTCCAAGATTGGGTTTGCGATGAAGTTTTGCCCTCAATCCGCAAACATGGTGCATACATGACCAGCGATACACTTGAAAAGGCTTTGACCTCACCCGATTTTCTGATTCAGCTTGCAACCAACTTAAAAGAAGAAAAACAGAAGCGTATCGAAGCCGAACAGAAGATTCAGAAAGATGCACCTAAAGTCCTTTTTGCCGATGCCGTTTCAACTTCTCAACGTTCTTGCTTGGTTGCTGAATTAGCAAAGATACTGCAACAAAATGGAGTGAATATCGGTCAGAACCGTTTGTTTAGCTGGATGCGCGAGAATGGTTATCTTTGCCAAAAGGGTGACTACTACAATCAGCCAACGCAGAAAGCTATGAAATTGGGGCTTTTTGAATTGAAGAAAACCACCATCACCAAGCCGGACGGCTCTGTATTGGTCACTACTACTACCAAAGTGACTGGTAAGGGGCAAATTTACTTCGTAGAAAAGTTCTTAGGTAAAGATGCTGCTTAAATAATAATGCGCACCTCGTTAAGTCGGGGTGCGCTATTAGTTACTTGGGAATAACTGATATAAAATCCCAAATAGGATTATTTGATATAGAAATAATCATTCCTTTTTCAGAAATCAGTTCATTTAATTTTTTATTATTTTCATCACTAAAAGAGTCTTCTCTATTTAATATAGACATTTCTTGTTTGCAGATAGATTTGAACCTCTGAAACATGATGAAATCTGCAATATTGACAGCTATAAATACCGCCAATATTGTGATAACTGCATACTTTATCCTTTTTTTCATATTGTATAATTGTTTTAGTGACAAAACTACCCCAAAAACATATTCCGTCAAACTTTCTCACGACAATTCTTCCATTGTCGTTCTTTTGCAATCTCTGAAATAGCAAAATAAGTTTCCAATATTTACCTTCACAATTATTTTACCACAATAGCCCGATTGTTGCATATTTCACTGAAAATAATCATCTTAAAATTTGGCTATGCCGTAACTTTAACAAGAAAAATGGACTTTAAAGGAGATATTTCAGGATTGGAAGAACTTATCCGGCAAGCGGAAGATGAGTATTACTCAAAACTTATTGAGATAGGTAAGAATTGCATTCGCATTGCGCAAAACGCTCGTGGTAGTAATGGATTGAAAGAATATCAGAATCATACTTTCAACTTGCGTAATGCTCCGGGGGCTTGCGTTGTGAAAGATGGGCAAATAATATGGATGGAAGTAGTAGCTGACACTTCACATCCTGAAGCGAAAAGCGAAACGGAAAATCTACTAATCTATTCAGAGAAGCCAAAAGACGGGCTTTATTTGGCGGATGGTATGCCTTATGCTTCATTCGTTCGTTCAAAAGGGTATGATGTATTAGATTCAGCAATATTATATGCAGGTAGACAAATAGAAAAAAAATTATAGATATGGCAGGCATTATTTCAAATGTAGACAGTGATGTTCAGAAGTTGCGCAAACTGAAGAACGAGATAGAAAATGTCAAAAAAGCATTGATGGGTATTAATATTAAAGTGGATATTGATATAGCGAAAGGATTGCAATCACAACTTACCTCTTTGCTTGGGCAATATGATGTATTGGTGGATAAGATTGCGGCAGCGGAAGGAAAGATTATGCTTTCTGTCAGTCGAATCAATAAAGCAACCGAAAAGATTGTCAAAGCACAAGAGGTTGTATCTAAACCTACGGCTGATCCGGCACAGAATGGAGATGCTGCAAGGCAAACAAATACGGCTGAAACGGAAAGTGTTCGGGCGCAAGCAAAGGCTTATGATGATTTAAAAACCGAAATAAACGGCATTCTTGGCACAAGAGAAGAGAACATCAAACGAATGGTAGAGGAAATGAACGCTATCCGTTTGATTAATGCCGAAATCAAAAAGATAACAAAGTCGCAAGGTGAGTATTCTTCTTTGTCCTCTGCGCAAAGAAAACGGCTTGAACAACTGAACAACTCCCTGCTGACACATAAGGAGGCTTTGGCAGAGGTACGGCAAACTCTGAACAATAATGTCAAGTTGGATAATGTTGCCGCCACTTCTATGAAAGGACTGTCGCAGTCTTTGTCAAGGATGAGAATTGCTTATCGTGAACTGACGGAAGAAGAGCGTAATTCTCCTTTTGGAAAAGAACTCCTTGCTTCTATCAATCAGGCTGATGCAAAAATTAAGGAGCTTGATGCGACAATAGGCAACCACCAACGCAATGTAGGTAATTATGGCAAGCAGTGGAACGGACTTAGTATGTCTATCCAACAAGTAGGACGCGAACTTCCTTCTTTGGCTTACGGTCCGAAAGTGTTTTTTTCTGCCATTTCTAACAACCTTCCAATTTTAGCCGATGAAATTAAGCGTGCACGTATCGAATATGATTTGTTGAAAAAATCGGGGCAGTCTGCTACTCCGGTGTGGAAACAGGTTGCCTCTTCTTTATTCTCATGGCAGACTGCATTAACGGTTGGTATTACATTGCTTACTCTTTATGGCGATAAGGTGGTGGATTGGGTTGCAGGGCTGTTTAATGCTAAGAATGTCATGAAATCTCTTGTTGATATTCAACAACAACTAAATGACGTTCAATTAAAAGGAGTTCAAAATGCTCAATCCGAAATAACAAAGTTGGAATTATTATATAAAGCTACTCAAAATGCTTCAAAGCCTATTCGTGAAAGAAAAAAAGCTGTTGATGAGCTACAAAAATCATATCCTGATTTCTTCAAAAATCTTTCAGAAGAAGAAATTCTAACGGGAAAGGCAGCTGACGCTTATGCAAGACTTACTTCTTCGATTATTGCATCTGCACGTGCGAGGGCTGCACAGGATAAAATGACAGAGAATGCTAAAAAAATATTGGAAAATGAGGCTAAAATAACAGAAGAATATGCTAAAAGAGAAAATGCACAACTAAAACTTGACAAACAGATTGAATTAAGAAATAAAATAGACAGAGAGGCGAATCCCGATATGTATGCAGGTCAACAAATGATGGTTGGTGCAGCTTTGGGTAAGGTCGAAGAAATAGATGAAGGCATTGCTAAACTTAGACGTGAAATATACGAGCTAAATAAATCTCAAAATGAATTAGCACAAAACATAGATGTTAATGATTTGATATTCAACCCGAATGAAGATTCTTCAAAGATTGGTGAAGAAGAAAGGAAAAGACGTCAAGAAGAAGCAGAGAAATTATTGAAACAACAAGAACAGCTTTTCGAGGAACTTCTCCAACTCCGTTTCAAAAACCAGCAAGATGAAATCAACCTGATGAGAGAAGGCACGGAAAAGAAGTTGAAACAGATTGACCTTGATTATCAGAAACAGATTGATGCGATAAGAAAACAGGAAGAAGAATGGAGCAAAGCCGGTAACGGTAAGCTGACCGACAAGCAGGCACAGAAAATTTCAGAAGCTTATACCAATGCCGAAAGTATGAGAGATAAAGATATTTCCGATGTAACTGAAGGACAGCTGAAAGCCGAACAACAGGCTTTGAACGACTACTTGAAAGAATATGGCACGTTCCAGCAGCAGAAATTGGCTATCGCCCAAGAGTATGCGGAAAAAATAAGGAAAGCACAGGAAGAAAACGGTGTTAATAGTGCACAAGTAAAGTTACTGGAGAAACAACGTGATGTTGCCATACAGAACAAGGAAACAGAAGCCATAAAAGCCAATATAGATTGGGTTACTGTGTTCGGTGAGTTTGGTTCCATGTTTTCCGACATGATAAAGCCCGCCTTGGACGAAGCGAAAAAATATGTACGGACTGACAAGTTCAAGAACTCCGATCAGGCAAGCCAGAAATCATTGATTGACGCCATCAGCCAGATGGAAAAGTCTTTGGGTGGTACAAGTGGAGTCAACTTCAAGAAACTTGGAGAGGATGTAAAAGCCTATCATACAGCCGAACAAAACCGTATCAATGCCATAGAGATTGAAACAGCCGCTTTGGAAAAACTAAAGAAATCACAGGATGATTACGCCAAAGCACAGAAGAGTGGAACAGAAGAAGAAAAGCAGGTTACAGCGAATGCCCTTGATATAGCACGACAGAATGCTGACATTGCATCCGCCAATGTAAAGACACAGACGGATATCGCCAATCAGGCCCAGCGTAATGTGACTGATACCGCCACCAGACTGAAAGCAAGCATGGAAAATTTGTTGGGAGGCTTGCAGCAGATTTCATCCGGTGGATTATATAACGCGTATAGCGGAATTATCAAAACCGTGAACGGATTCAAGGATGTCATAGGAAAAACGTCAGAATCTCTTAAGGAGGTCCCCATTGTCGGATGGATTCTGTCCATCATTGACGTACTCAAAGACGGATTGAGTGATCTTGTCGGTGGTCTGCTTGATGCTGTTCTGAACGCGGTCAGTGGAATTATCGGTGATGTCTTGTCAGGGGATTTGTTTGTCACAATCGGCAGGTCATTGAGGGACGGCATAGGAAACATCCTGAACGCGATCTCATTCGGAGGCTTCAACTCCCTGTTTGGAATAGGTGGAAACGCCAAGGAAGTACAGGAAACGATAGACAGGCTGACGAACAGGAATGAAACTTTGCAAACGGCCATCGAGGATCTGACTGACGAGATGAAGGCAAGCAGGGGAATGAAATCGGTTGAATCTTACAAGGAAGCTGTAAAATATCAGGAGGAAGTCAATAAAAACTATCTGCAAATAGCAAAGGAGCAAGCCGGATATCATAAGAGCCACGGCAGTTGGCAGCATTATCTGAAATGGACGGATGAAATGCTGGAACACGCAAGAAAAGCTACCGGTATGCAGGATTTCTCCGGCACTGATTCCTTGTGGAATCTGACCCCCGAACAGATGAAGGCTCTACGGTCGGACGTATGGTTATGGGATATCATGGAATCTTCCGGTAAGGGAGGTTACGGTGAGCGTGTTACCGACAAGCTGGATGATTATATAGAGCAGGCAGGAAAACTGGAAGAACTGACCGACAGTCTTTATGAGGGCTTGATCGGAATGTCATTCGATTCCATGTATGACAGTTTTGTAAGCAGTCTGATGGATATGGAGAAGAGTGCGGAGGATTTTGCTGATGACATATCCAAATATTTCATGCAAGCGATGCTGTCAAATGCCATCGGTGAACGGTTTAGTGACAAACTGAGGGCATGGTATGATAAATTCGGTGAAGCCATGAAGGATGATGGTACGCTTGACAATAATGAGCGTAAGGAGCTGATGGATGAATACATGGGTTATGTGGACGAAGCCATGAAGCTCCGTGACGAACTTGCCGCAGCAACCGGATATGATAAGATTTCGCAAGAATCAACATCCCAGTCAGCTTCATCCAAAGGTTTTCAGGAAATGAGTCAAGATACTGGCGAAGAGTTGAACGGTAGGTTTACAGCATTGCAGATTGCAGGAGAAGAAATAAAGAATCAGAATATTATTCAATCTCAATCACTTAATCTACTAACAGTAAAAGCAGATGCTCTACTTTCCATAGATACGGAAACAAGAAATATTGCTGATGATACGCGGGATTTGATAGCGCAATCCTATCTTGAATTGGTACAGATTTCAGAAAATACAGGGGCAATCGTCAAACCTATTCAACAGATGCAAAGAGATATAGCAGAAGTTAAAAAGAATACAGCAAAATTATAGTCTATGGATGAATTATTAATTAATGGCGAAAACGCTTATACAACATGGGGTGTGAGAATGGGAGAGGGGTTTCTTGATGTTATTGGGGCATCCGCTCCCATGAAGGATTTTATTGAGAACAAAAGCCGACTTGAACATGGGAAACGGGTAATAATCAATAATCCTAAAGTCGATGAGAGGGAAATAACTCTTTCGTTCACTATCGAGGGTAATTCTCAGTCTGATTATCAATCAAAGAAAAAAGCTTTCTTCAATGAGCTTTATAAAGGCAAGGTTGATATTCAAGTCCCGGCTAATAGTAGCGAGATTTATCATCTGATTTATCTCGGTAAAAGTATCACTTACGCACAGAGTTTAGACCGAACTTTTGGAAAGATTTCAGCCAAGTTCAACGAGCCAAATCCGAGCCCGGAAGGGCGAAAGTAGATGATAGGGTGTGGATAACACACCCTATTTAGTTCAAATAATAGGTGTGGGCAATTGTACCATAAAGTTATTCTATAATAGGTTTGGCGAGGAAATGACACAAAAAGCGATTCGCGAGTGTCTTATAACAAAAGATAAGACTTTATTGTATGTGCGGAATAAAAGGAAATAATTCGGCCAACAGAACTTAATTCACGACATTGGTTTTATTGTCGTGTATGTGAGTGCTCAAAATTGGGTACTCTTTTTTTTATCTCCGAACTTTGAAGACATGAAACAAATCGACATCAAAGACATATCCGGTGCTATCCAGCTTACAACTCTGATCAATGAAGGCTGCAAGCGTAAGTTCACTCTGATGAAGGAGGACTACATCATGTTAAAGTTCTCCTTAGAGAATCCCATATATTTCAAACTTGGCTCATACGTGGAGTGTGACTTCGGATTGTTCGAGGTGTGCGACTTGCAGAAGCCCGCATTCAACACCAATACCGTCGGCTACGACTATGAGCTTCAGCTTGATGCCTATTATTGGAAATGGAAAAACAAAATCTTCAAATATACCCCGGAGACGGCCGGACAGGAGGCGTCCTGGAACCTGACTGCCCCGCTTGACGTACAAGCCGGTATAGTCCTGAGAAATTTAAAGGCTCTTGGTTACACATACAAAGGACAGGATTTTGTTTTCTCCATTGACAGTACGGTAGAGAACAAATCACAACTGATGTCTTATGAGAACATCAACATTTTGGATGCCTGTTTCTCCATGGCGAAAAAATGGGATTGCGAGTGCTGGATAACTGAGAATATAATCCATTTCGGGCGTTGTGAGTTTGGCGACGCGGTGGACTTCGAGATCGAGAAAAACGTGCAGGAAATGCCACGATCTGAATCCCGGTCCACCTATGCGACAAGAATCTATGCTTTCGGCTCGACAAAGAACATCCCTTCTAACTACCGTCCGGTTGATGAGACCGTGGTTGTGAACGGTGTGGTGCAGCGCAGGTTGATGTTACCCGAAGGAACCCCGTACATAGACGCTTATCCCAATATGACCACCGAGGAAGCCATTGAACAGGTGGTTATCTTCGATGAAGTCTATCCCCGAAGAACGGGCACCATGTCGGATGTTACTACCATCGAGGTGACGGACAAGGTGGAGAATGAGGACGGCACAACCACTGAGGAAAAATGGAATGCCTACCGTTTCAGGGATACAGGTGTTAACTTTTCCGAGAAATATATCCTCCCCGGTCAGGAGCTGAGGATACGTTTCGCGTCCGGGCTTCTCAACGGTCTGGAGTTCGCCGTGAAGTTCAATCCTGAGGGAAAGCCGGAGAAGCTGGAGGATGGCGGATGGAACCCTGAGGCACAGCTTTGGGAGATAGTCAGGAATGAGGACTACGGCAGACCGCTTCCCGGCGATGTGCTCTTTCCCCAGGATGGAGATGAATATGTACTATCCGGCTGGGACAGCACGAAAATAACCGAACTGGGGCTTGTGGGTGCTGCAGAACAGGAACTGAAGGTCAAGACGGAAAAATACGCTTCCAAATCAAAGGTTGACCCGAGTACTTACGACTGCACGATGATGTCCGGTGACGCATACCGCGAGGACGGCATTCATAACCTCTACAGCATTGGTCAAAAGGTTAATCTTATTAACAAAGCCTATTTCGATAACGGAAGGCAGTCAAGGATTATCGGTTTTGAATTTAACTTGGATTTCCCGTTTGATTCGCCTGTCTATACCGTTGGTGAGACGGCTGCCTATTCCCGTATCGGCGAGCTGGAGGAGAAGGTTGAGAGCCTTACTTTGAAAGGACAGACCTATACGGGCGGTGGTGGCAGCGGCGTGTATGTGATTGGAAGCCACGACTCAACCCCGGCGACAGATCATAACGTGTATTCCGCATTACGCTCGTTGAAAACTTTTCTTTGTAAAGATAAAGAAGATATCGCTAATGAGCTGATCACGTTCCTGAAAGGTTTTTTGGTTGGTAAGAATGGTAGTGGAATTACTGTACTGGAAGATGGTACCTCTCAAGCCGTTGTTGACCGGCTTTATGTGAAGATTAAGGCTGTCTTTGATGAACTTGAAGTGAAAAAGAAAACGCATGTTGGTGGTGAGCAGATCATATCTCCGGCCGGAATGAAGTGTGTCCGTGTGGAGGAACTTGATGAGAGCTATCGCTGCTTTTTTTTGTCGGAAGTCGATGGTATTACAATCAATAACGAATTTACAGTCGGTACATTCGCTTTATCTCAAGAATTTAATATTAAAGAAGGAACATCTCACAATGTATCCAACCGCTACTACTGGCGCGAGGTGACAGGAGTAGGAGCTGACTATATTGACTTGAGCAAAACCAATGCCGACAAGGACAGTGATATTCCGGTTGCTGGTGATGATATTATTGGTTTGGGACACTTGACGGATATCACTCGTCAGGCAGCTATAATCCTTTCTTCTGTTAATGAAACTTCGCCTTCCATTATTTTCTATCAAGGTATCAACTCTTTCTCTCTTGCCGGGAAAGAAGTCATCGGGCTGGGCTTTGACAAGTCCACCGGACACGCCTATATCAATGTGTATGGTGATGCCTATATCGGTGCCAAGGATGAGAGCACTTACATCCGTTATACACAAAAAGGCGGTGTTGATATCAAGGGTATGTTCCATATCGAGCAGGGTTCCACCGGATGGCGTAATATGGAAGGTCTTCCGGATGAGATACAGGCGGCGGCTGATCTGGCCCAAGAGGCTAAGGATGCGATAGACAATGCCGCCGTTGGTAGTGTCAATCTGTTGCGCAATTCTGGATTTACGGGAGATTATGAAACAGAGGACCTGTCTGCCGCTACCGAGCTATCGGCGGATACCGAACTTTTTAGCAAGCAACTGGAATATTGGACGGGAGTGGCTACCGTATCTGCGGACAGTGATGCCGGCTCCGGGTACTCTGCCGCAATCGGTAGTTTGTCCCAGTCCGTATCATTGATTAAAGGAGAAAGTTATGTTATCAGTTATAAAGCAAAGGGTACGTCTGTGTCTGTTTCGTGCGGTTCTTTCAGTGTTTCTCAACCTCTCACATCCTCTTATCAGAGATATACCCATAAGATCACCTTCAATGGCAGTGGTATATTTCTTATCAGTGGTACCGCAACCGTTTGTGACCTTCAGTTAGAGCGTGGAACCATCGCTACTGACTGGAAGCCTTCAATTCTTGACAATGACAAGGCAACAGCCGGTTTCCAGTCAATCAATTATATCGCCAGCGCGATTAAGGATGGTTCTGTGGACATCCTTGGCGGTTTGATATTGGCCAATATGATCCAGTTAGGCAACTACAAGGATGGCAAGATGCAGAAGGTCACCGCCGGAGTTAGCAGCATATACAATGACGATGATGATGTGGCATTTTGGGCAGGTGGCACGTTACAACAGGCTATATTGACCGTGATGAGGTTTCGTAATGATCCTGATTACCGGCCTACGGATGAAGAATGGGCGAATATGGCGAACTTCGTTGCCACTCATGGTGGCGATACGTTCTTGCGTGGCTATATTTATGCCTTGGGTGGTAAGTTCAGAGGTGTGGTTGAAGCCTTGGGCGGATTTTTCCGCGGAAAAGTAGAAACATCTGTTGACGGGAAACGCATTGTCATTGATCCGGATAAAAATACTCTTGAAATGTACACGACTGAAGGACATACCACCTTGATATTAAGGTTCGACACATCATCGGACGGATGGGAATATGGTGATTTGATTTTGCGGAAATATGCAGGGGACCAATTGATACTAGAAACGACTGTATATCCGGAACGTATCAGAATACAGAATCATGTGGAAAATACGGATATCATTCTTAATCCCAATAACGTATCCTTCTATGGTTCTAAAGGCGAAACGCTGTTAGTCGGAATGAAACCGGTATATAATGGAGTGGGTGTGTATAAGCATGTGGCCAATATTGATTGCAGTAATTGGCCGGGGAAAGATGATGTTTCGTCAGGTCAGGTATATGTGGAATATGAGACAGTAGAAGGAGTCGTGACAAACGGGACTTTAAAAGTAAAGAAGTGATATGGAACTGAATAGTATTAACAAGACAGGTACTTGGAGTGAGGCGGCAGACCGTCTTAACAACAACTTTAGTAAGACTTCTACCGAACTAGAAAAGGTCAAGCAGAACGGTATCCGCAACAAGGGATTATTTTCTACTCTTAAATTGCTGGAAGAGGCTGTTCCATCTCCTGTTGTAGGTGACTGGGCTGTTGTGGGGGATACCATACCGGGCCCTATATATGAATGCAAGATAAAGGGGGCATGGAGTCCTACAGGCACGACAGGAGGTGGCGGAAGTGTTGACTTGAACGGATACCTGACAGCCGAGGAGATAGACGATGTAACATCAATATTATAAGAGTTATGATAAGAATTAATTATCAGTCCGATTTTAAAATCATAGAGAAGAGCCTGAATGGAGATATAAATACTCCCTTCCGGTTTACTTACCGCACAGTCCTGTCGGGGTGTGTTGTTGCGGAGTTTGACGGGCACGGGTACAAGAACTGCCGCAGGCTTGATGATGGTGGTCTGCTGGTCATTTTTGACAGGCATGGACTACGTCCCGGTGCTCTGTCGGTCAAACGCGAATACTATCTTTCCGATGCTGATTTTGCCGATGGCATCTGCAATCTTGTATCGGTGGAGAATACAGGTGTTATCCTCGTTGCCGGAAAGACGGATGAGAGCACGGCGGAGATCATTTCCTATCCGGATTATGCCGCATACAATGCGGTGCAGAGCGTCCCTCTGTCAGAGAGGGAGTATGATGATGTACTGAGTGATTTTGTACCTCCTCTGCCACCGGAAGAGAAATAATGATTTAATAGTTAAATAAATAGTTACATAAAATAATGATAGCTTAAGTTCCCCCGGAACTTAGGCGGATGAAAGGAGATATTATGGCAAAAATGCATAAACTGACCAAGGGTGGACAAACCATATTCCCGGCTACCATCTATGATGCTGTGGTCAATCCCAAGACACGCAAGAGCCTGACTACGGAACTGACCAATCTGTCCAAAATGGGAATCTATACGGTTCCTTTCACCAGACAGGAATATCAGGAAGGTACCGGAACGGATTTTGAGGGAAGCATCCTTAAATGTCTGACAATATTAGGAACCTCCAGAGACAAGTACGTGGAAAACGAATCGCACAGCCAGTTCACCACTTACTACCATACCAATGACGGTAGCAACAACAGGGAGGACGTGGTTTATGCCAATATCAGTGGTATAGGTACAGGCTTGTACAGATCGGTCGCCATCTTCAGAGACAATGACAATTCTCTCATATATGAGGGCCGGTGCAGGGGTGAATGCCTGTTCATCGTTCCCAGCGGTCATACAATATACCTGTCGGCAGGCTCGTTCAACGGTTCGGTCCCCAAATGGGGTGTCTCTTTGACAGACGGTGTCACCAAAACAAAAGAACTGATAAGGGAGGAGGTCACGGCTTATACCAATATCATCAGGAAACTGCCGCTTTCCGTAATTTTTCCATCCGGTCCTGGCATCACTGTTGAAACGGCTGAGTATATGACGAAGATATCATGGGACGAAAGTGCGGCCAAGATCGCAACATGCTATGTACGCTCGTCAGCATCCCTTCCGCTTACAATATCATCTAATTACTGGTTTGAGATATATAATACCGGCAGTTCCGACATGGTTGTGGGTATTGGTGTCACCGGCGGTTCTGCGGACTGGTCCAAAGGCTATATCGCCTCAAAGTCAGTAACCATAGCGGCAGGAGGTCGTTATAGCGGCTCGTTTTCCGAACAGGACTGGGCGGACGCCGGTGCCGTATACGGCACGAATGTTTACACACATGTCGTTCTGAAAGGCAAACTGGATGCCAACGCACTTTCATCCGCCGGCTCGCTGGAAGTCAGGGAGTTCTATACATCGGATGTCATACATGCACAGACGGCGAAGACGTCCGACACCTCCGACTATTCGGATATCTCCGGGTATTCGGAGAGGGCTGCCGATGCGAAACATGCCGACAACGCGGAAAATGCGACAAATGCCGGATGGGAGATCGGAGGACTTGCAGAGGATGCGGTATTCAGGGACCTCGGACCATCCGGTTACATCAGGGAGGCCATGACCATCAATCCCGTAGATGCACGGACTATCCGCCTGACCTCCAATATCGACGCGGAAACCATAGGCTCCCGGTATAGGGGGGTATACTGGAAGGTAACTTTCTCCGACATGGAGGAGTTGAGAGGCACATGGTTGCTGACATCAGAGCTGGGCGCGGACAAGTATCCAAACAGATATCTCCTGCCCGGTATCCAGGACTGGGGAGGCTACCTTGACCTGGCGCTTCCAGCGGATGGGGAATGGAACTTCTACAACCTGCTTATGAAATGGAAGGCGGGGCATGAGGACAGATGGGCCGACACTTTTGGCAGGGGATATTTTTATGTCTGTCTGGTTGTTTACAACATATCAGGAAAAATAGCCCCGTTTGACGACCTCATGGCCCTTGACCAGGTTCCGGAATCCACACGGGTCATAGCCTCCGAACTCTCCGTAACGGTCCGGAACGAAGTGAGGGAGATTGTCCGGGAGGAAACCGGGAAGAATCAGATTGGGGTGACCGCCTGGGGGGACTCGCTGACTGCGGGAGCGGGTGGTACTATAACCCGTCATAAGGAAAGAATCCTGAGTAAGCTCAAGGAGCTCGGTTATGATGTTTCGTCCCTGGAGGATGCGGCATCCGTCACCTATTCAAAGGCCTTGCAGGCTTTTCTTGGAGCTAGTTACAAAGTGAACAACTGCGGTGTTGGAGGAGAGTCCATCAATACAATCGCTGTTAGGATGGGAGCCAATGTCACCTTTGCGAAAGGTGATTTCGTTCTTCCTGCCGACACCTCTCCTGTCCGGATCGGAGCGTATGACGGCAGGCTGGACTCCGCATGGGGAACGGAGGTCGCCCCCCTTCTGCAGGGATCGGACACAACTGTGAACCCGTGCAGCGTGGGAGGAATAGAATGTACCTTGAAATGGACCGGCTCGAGCGGTTCGGACACGACGGGCATATATACCATACAAAGGGTTGCGGCAGGAAGCAGGGCTGTAAGTTTCAGTGCCCGGACTCCCATTATAATGAGCGGTTCGCGTCTGTACAAAAATACACGGCTGGCCGTCCTCTGGTGCTGGCAGAACGGGGGATATTCCTCCGATGAAGAGCTTGTGGAGAAACTGGATAAAATGATCGCCCGGCTCGGTACGGACAAATATGTCCTTATCGGGCTGCATACGGGGACTGCGGCATCAAGGGCCGGTCAGGAGACTGTTCTGGCAGGAAGATACGGCGACAGGTTCATCAACTGGAGGGAGTATGTGTCCCGGCAGGCACTGTATGATTTCGGCATCACCCCCACGACGGATGCTGATCTGACAGAAGAGCAGAAGTCGAAGGGGGTTGTGCCGGATACGACCGCAATGGCCGAGGGCTCACTACCAATGAGTTTCTGGAGCAGCTATGTCGGGGACGAGAACGGAAAGACCGGCAATGACAAGATACATATGACAGGTGGGGCTTACGCAATTCTGGCTTATAAGATAATGGAAAGGTTCAGGGAACTGGGATATATAGATTAGTAGGGTAACTTGAAAAGTTTGAAACCACATAAAGCATATGCTTACAATATGAAACAGGATCAAGCATAAATCATCTTAGTACGGCAAACCTATTTTATGGTTTTCCGTACTCTAACCATTTCTGTTCTATTAATGAATTGCAAACTGTGTTTCGACAAGATTCGTTCAATAGGTCAAATACTTTTTTTACATCATCCTTATATCCATCAGTTTTACATATTTCTTTAAAAAAAGCATTTTGCTTGAGATACTCGAAATAAGATATCAATTTTTGATTGTCAGCATTCTTTTCATAATACTCTAACAGATTTACAAGATAACAGAATAATTCATCATTATTCATTTGACCTTCAATCAATCCTACATATTGCCTTTGGTCTGCATCATTCAAAAGCCCGTCTGAGTTGTCCCTTATATAAGTCACCTCTTTATATATATATTTGAAATAATTTTTAAAATTGCTAGAACATTCTTCTCCACATCCTATTTGTAAGCGTCTATTGTATTCTTCCCAAATTTGTTGATTTGTAACTGGTCCTGCATTATAATATATTCTGAATTGAAAATATCTTCTAAATCCTGCAAAATGACAATGTACCATTGACGGGCATTGGACTTTTTTATAAAGTATGCTGTGCTGAGCAAATATTTGAGTAAAGGTAGCATCAAATGAAGCTCTTTTTGCCGCTAAAGTCTGTGAACTAAAGGCTTTAAATGCAAGAAATACGGACACTAAAGCAAATATTGCAGTTACGCAGGTAGCAAAACCTCCCCAATCCTCCATTTGGGTTGATATCAAGGTGTCTGTGTTTATCAATAATTCATCTTGATTAAATGTATGAGCAAGCAATATCCAAAAAATAATAATCGTTGACAATATTCCAATACTAAAAGCAATATCCCATCTATATTTATATAAAATCTCTTTTAGGCTTTGTTTAAGGGACTTCTTTTTACATTTTTGGGTGATAGATATAAATATCTTCCAGAAAAAAGCCAAAAAGACAAAGATTAAAGTCACTAGGACGCATATATAAACGCACCGAATTTCAGCGACATTCAAAGTTACAGTTTCGTTATTGTTTATCATAGTATTTTATATTTATGGCAAATAAAATAAAAATAAACATCCTTTGCAAATAATGCAAACCTTTTCGATAAATGACTTTAAAAAGCAACGACTATTTAAAGGATGACTCTCTTGAAGAGTGCACCCTTTTACATTCTAGAACCATTCCGCATCCGGATGCACTTCAACGGACAGATGATTCATTATTCTGTTGATTAATTTTCGTATCATATCAATTAATATAAAGTGTTTATAAAATTTCCCATCAACCGTCCTATCTTAGATGCAAGTTCCTGTTCAAAATGTGTTCCGTCAGGCATCAGTTTCCGCAGATTATATCCATGAACCACATTACATAAATTATGCGTATCCAGACAGGGAACTCCCATTCTTCTTGCACAGTCACAGATTGCCTCACCTATGTCATACATAGTATTACCTTGTAAATTGGGACCGGGAGCGTAGTGATAGCTTCTGTTGTCGCAATATCCGTTCTCCCAGATATAAATATTATAATAGCTGTTGTTCAGTAGATATCCCTCTGGTAATACATAGGATGACTTCTCTCTGTATCCGTCAATAGTGTCTTCCGTCAATACCAGACCATTCTCAATATCCGTACCGTCTGTCGTAAGCCGGAATTCGAAAACCTCTCCGGCTCCACTTCCTTTTGAGCATATCCTGACTCCGGCACAATCCGACGGCACGGTTATCATTTCCCCATTATAGGAGCCGCCTTTTGCCTCCAGCAGATTTCTTACAAAGTCCCCTTCGGCATTGTATCCGGAAATGGCCACTCCTCCATCTGTACAACCTCTGCTTGGTTCCACATTTCCCGTATATTCTATCCGGGTAACACCTTTCAGTATCTTGGTTGTGAACCAATACCCAGAGGTGTTGTGTATATTCTCAACGTTATCTCTTTCTGGCCTGGTAAAGACTGCAATGACAATGTCGCTTCGTTTTGATAACACATAGTCTATCACACCTTTGATGCCTCCATAAATAGTGTTAGCCCCGGGATTGTCAGAAAATGAACCTTTCTCTGTATTGCTTCCATAATCATTCCCCCCTACCAAAATAGTAAAAACACTTATTTCATCCCACTTGATCATCCCTTGTGAGTCCATCCGTTTCAAAAAACCGGGCAATTGTACGGATGTGCCACCATTACCCATTTTGCCCGTATTACCTATCATTTTCAAACCTGTGACCCTTAGTAACTCTCCAAAGTATCGTCCGTATGTTGTCTGACTGTCTCCAGCACAAAAAAGCCCCTTTCCCGCAAAAGGCCTCGCATTATATTCCTTCAAGTCGTTGAATGTGACATATTCTCCGGGCAGCCTGATCTTCCCAGAGTTTAAGACAGGTAGAAAACCGGGATTTATAGTTGCTTTCCCCTTGATCAGTGCCAAACTCACAAGTTCCTTTACTGCGGTTGTCGTACTTGAAAAACTTTGATTCAACCGTATGAAGGCCACTCCTGACGGAATACTCTCTCCGCTTTGCCAGGTTACATCCGTCCTGATGGTCCTTGATGAATCATATAGAGCCACATGTGTAGTCACATAGTCAAAGGCTGTGTATATCTGCCCCTCCTCTACCGGAATATAATCCGTCCTACACCAGTTGAAAGCCGATCCCTCCACACCGTTCGCCCGGACATACCTCTCCAGCTCAACCCTGTCCAAATCCACGAGGTTGTCATAAACCAGCAAAGCGTCCGTCTTTATAAAAAAATTGGAGTTAATATCTGTGATATCGGCATCACAACGGTCAATTCTTTTCTTGAAGTCGTTAATTTCATTCTTCAAACTGTCAATTGACAATATGCTGTAAGGATCAGTAATTATGGCCTGTCTAGTGACGAAAGCCTTGTTCCATGACAATCTCATTTTAGTGGCACCAGACGGTTTTATAACTATCAGAACTCCGGTGGCATCTGTTCTTGCACCTTCTAGAAATGTTTCATCTTTAAAAAAGGCATAACCAAAATTTCCGGAATATATTGAAGCCTCGAACTGGACTGATTTCGCTTCTGTGACATCAAACTCCACATAAAGACTTTCATTACCTGCTGTAATTGATCCGTCGATGGAGGATATCCTGCCCGTACGTGCACCGGAGGTGCTTATCTTATTAAATTTGAACGTTACGTCCTGCAGCTCTGCCACTTTATTCTCCAGCTGTTCCCTCTTATCTTTGATAATCCTTTGCAGATAGCTGTTATACCATTGACCACCTATGAGAAAATTAGGCTCTTTGGAATTTCTGAACAGTAATACCTTATGAGAACTCCTTATTTCATTATACACTACGGCTTTTATCTTATTATCAGACAAATCATAAACTAGTGCTCCATAATTGGCGATATCATAATGTTCGTCTGACTCCGGTTCATATTTGATCATTTTCCCATTACGCAAAAAGATATAGCAAGGGTGTCCGGATAATAATGTTATCACGCCATTATCATAGTTTAAAGTGTCTTCATTAACAGTACCTATACTTTCCAGTTCGGAAAGTTCCGTAGTCAGGCTCTTGCGTGTCTTGGGATTGACCACAGCATCATAGATGGTAGCCGGGAATATGGTTTGTCCACCCTTGGTCAGTTTATGCATTTTTGCCATAATATCTCCTTTCATCCGCCTAAGTTCCGGGGGAACTTGGATGATAAATTGAATATCAATTGATAATATCATTTTATTGGATGGTGGTAGATATTCAGTAGAAATAGGCGTTTATATGTTAATATTTCTACTAGATTTCTACTATTGGGTTTGGCGGAAAGCCTTATAATTAATTTTTCTTGTCTTTTTATACATTGTTATTTATTGGTTGGTTTGTGTCTGTTTTTATAAAGCAGCATAAAAAAATGAAGAAAGAAACAAAAGAGGAAGTGCAGATTTATACAGCGGTAGGTATGTTAATGTCCGGTGTTGGTTTGTCTGTGGCGGGGTTCATTGTGGAACCGACAGGTCAGATACATGAATCCGTATTGTGGTTTTTTGCTCAATGTTTGATGTATGCCGGAGGCATATTTGGTATCGGAGTTTATGTAACAACCAAGTTTAACCATTTAGTGGATAAATTAAAAGATAAGGAGGAAAATAAAAATGGCTGATGTGAATAAACTTGCACCGTTTATACTGAAATGGGAAGGCGGTTTTGTAAATGACCCTGACGATTTGGGAGGGGCTACCAATATGGGCGTGACTATCGGTGCATGGAAATCGTGCGGCTATGACAAGGATGGTGACGGTGACATAGATGTGGATGATCTACATCTGCTTACTCGTGAGGACGTTGTTAATCGTGTTCTCAAACCGTATTATTGGGACAGATGGAAAGCTGATTTGATACAGGATCAGTCTGTGGCAAATATTCTTGTGGACTGGGTGTGGGCATCCGGTGCGCACGGAATTAAGATTCCTCAACGCTTGCTTGGTGTTACGGTGGATGGCATTGTAGGTCCCAAGACCATTGCCGCGGTAAATGCCAAGAATCCGCGTGAGTTGTTCGACATGATTAAGATTGCCCGGTTTGACTTTATTGGGGATGTTTGTCTTCAGCGTCCGACCAATAATAAATTTAAGAGAGGGTGGATGAACCGCATAAATGATATCTCTTATGTTGGTTAGAGTTATGAACTGGGTAAGCCGGCATATATTGCTGGCTCCTTTCATGTGTCTGTTCCTGCTGTTCGGATCATGTGGCAGCTCGTATAAATCTGTCAATTCAGACACAGAAGTAATCAGGAAGGACAGTGCCAATGAATCGGTCAATATCGTACATGGTTCTACTACTTCTTTAAGAGAGCTGATAAGCACTAATGGCAGCTATGTGATTGATTTTCGAGTTTATGATACCCGAAAACCGCCCGATAGTCTGACTGGGAAACCTCCGTTATTGGCTGACGGTCATGTGGAAGGTGATTTCAATAAGAATGAAAAGAAGGAAACTGTAGTCAATGACAGTACGGAGATAAAAGCCGACAAGGATATTACTTCCGATATTCATGAGGAAAAGCGGTCAGAAAGCATAAAGGATAAAAAAGAATCCACGTTGCCTGAACAAATCGGTTTTGCCTGTGTTTGTGTAACCGTTTTGATTGTCGTTATGTTGATAGTACGAAAACATTGGCGCAACAGACAATTTTCATCATAAGACTTTAAATTTATAAATTGGACTGCCTCGGCTCGTGATGAGTCGGGGCTAAACAAATAAAAGTAACTGTGACAGCAAACGGCTTTGATCAATTGATGCAAGGAGAGTTCTATAAAATAGAGATATAAATAAAAATCCTCGTAGTTGAACCGCTACGGGGATCGTGTCAATAAAACAGACCATCACAGTGTGATGATGAGTGAACCAATCTTTTTGCTAATATCCTGTAACGCGAGGTTTAAGGTTTTAATATCCTTTTCGTTAAGGGTATATATCTTACCTCTTACTTTATAACCGTAAAGACGTTGTTGCAACCAAGCGGCACTTTTCCCGAAATAGTTCCGGGCGATATATGAGACAGGTATTATTTCCTTTACGTTTTTGATCTGATTCTGGAATTCCAAATAGCGGGTCATGTTTTCCAGTTCATTATTGATTTGTTTGTATCCGTTTAGGGTAAAGTTATAAATAGCCTCATTATCTTCTTCGCTGGCGTAATGTTCTCGGATGTAGAGAAACTTCTTTTCGAATTTTTGTTCTCTGTCTTCATCTGTTGAATGCATGATCTCTTCCAGCTCCTTCAATTCTTTTTTGATGTCTGACATATTATATAGGGTTATGGTTCTTGTTTTATTGACATTGTAAATATACATAGTAAATTTATTATGTATAAATAATACAGAGCAATTTTACTATGTATTAATCTTCTTTTATAAGTTTCCTTCAAAATGTTTTGTTTCTTCATGTACTGTCATATTATCTTCTTTCAGATATTTGTTGGTAGTGCTAATATCCGCATGGCGTGCCTGATCACGGGCTATCACGATGCCTTCGGCATTTGCCAGATCGCGGATGCCGGAGTCCTTTAGGCTGTAGAACTGATAGTTTTTGGGGAATCGCAAAAAAGCTCGTACTTTGTTGAAATATTCTCTGAAAATGCGTGAGTCTGCTTTTTGAATAGAGGGCTTGAAATCCTTGCCAAAAAGGTAATGGTCTGAACTGTTTCTGAAGATGTCTAATTCAATCATCAGTTTGACCAAACTGTCATTCAATCCGACCATTCCGTCGCGTCGGTTCTTGCTGATAGTGGATGATACAAATACTTTTTGCTCCTTAATTTTAATGTCTCCTAATCGGATGTTGCTTAACTCGTCCGGACGGATAAAGGTATAATATTCCATTTGACAGGCTAATAAAAAGTGTTTGTTGGTCTCTTTCAGATATTCATGTAATTGTGCAAGATCCTCTTTCGTAAGTGCGGAGCGGAATTTCGTTTCTTCCGCTAAAGAGCGGATTTTGTCGGTCGGGTTGTCCTCGATATATTTTTTTTCTTGCAACCAGGTACAGAAGGTAGACAACCAGGTGCGATAGTTATTCCGTGTCCGGGCACTGGCATCACGGTCTAATAAGATATAATCCAAAAAGTCACTTATGTATGCTTGGTCGAATTGATACATATACATAATAGGCAGGTGCCTGCTGTTATTATATTCTAACAGCATGTTTAATTTTGATTGGTAATCATAGAGTGTCTTCTGTTTTAGCGTTTTGGCAGAAGTGAGTTTTTTCAGATACTTGTTATAGATTTCTGTGACATAGACAAAGTTTGCACATTGTCTGTCTGTTGTGGCTTCCGCCCATGGGTTCCAGCCGTTCCTGAGGCGTTGTGTGGTGACTGTTATGATTTCAGCGGCTCTTTTCTTACGTTCCGAAATTTTTGTGATTGAGTCAAGCATGAATTTTTTTCGTTTCATACTTCCCTCTAGCGGATCGTAGCACTTGAAATCCACATACCAGTTTTTGCCAGTGTGCAGTTTGGGGAGAGTGTAGGTTACAACATCATACAGAGAAGTTCCTTTTCTTTTTCTTTCTGAAAACAT